GCACCTCCAGTAACTTCTCCATGTAGTGCTGCCCCTTGGCAATCTCCTGCGCGTTCTGATCTTTAGCGCCCATCCGCATGAGGTACTTCAGTGCGCCCCCACGGTAGTAGCCAATCTGCTGTTCACGAGGCCACGTATCTACGACATCCCACGGCTGTATCCCCATGTCTCGGTAGTGCGTCCCCGCCACCTGACGGTCACTTGCAAGCTCACTCATTCACGGGCTCCTTTGTAAAAACATTCAGTTTAGCGCGACTGTACGTAAAGAAGTCCCGGGTAGCGAGCGAATGTTCCGAACTCTTACGGGACAAGTTAGACAACATACCGGGCTCGTTTCCTTTTGCACGCTGGGCTTCTACGCTGGCGGTTGCAATCTCGCTTCGTCGGTACGACGGTGTACTCGCAAAGATACTTGGGCGGGGGTTGTTAGCCCACAGGAACGGGGAGTCCGGGCTGCATTTGCAGTTCTTAGAATGTCTCTTAGCGCGTTTAGTTGCCATTTGGTTTCCTTGTTGCCTTATCAATTTGTTCTCTTATCCATTTGGGTCCACCCAGTTGTAGCAGCTTGACCCGTTGGCTTTGCGTCAGCTTGACTGTGTAAACAACATTCAGTGGTTCACCGGGTCGTTTTTCGCTCATTGGTTATCCCTGATCATCTTCTTTACATCGTCCACCGTCAGGCCAAGCTCGGTCAAGGCAGCGGGTTGAATAAGCAGCTTAGTTGGCTTCAGCGTTATTGGTTCACAGGCGTCTTTCATCATCTGCCGCATCTCTTCCATTATCTTCGTGAGGTCAGTCATGGCGTCCCGTGCCAAGTCCAAGCGCATCTTCTGTTCGCGCTCAATGCGCTCAAACTCATCGTCTTCAGTGATCATGTGTTACTCCAAGTTCTCATTGCGTATGCACAGTCTCGTTTCAAGTAGGGCGGTAGCTGCTTGTGTTTAGCCAGCATGTCGGCCCATTGACTGATGTACTTCTCGTAGCGGTCTAGCCATAGGGCTTCTTCTTTTGCGGTCATGTGTTCTCCTGTCGTGGTATGTGGCATGGCATCCCCATGTAGTCATCTGGATGAAACTGCAATGACTCGTTCAAGTGGCAGCGCCCTAACATATGCCCATCATTGCGCTTTGTGTGAGGTGTGCGCTCTAAGTGTTTGCACGTATTGCAGTTGGCTTCGTGCGCGTCAAACATCCGCTTTGATTTGCGAAACTCAGGGGGTGCGGTTGGGTGACACACATACGTGCCATTCACTTGTGGTGTACACGGGCCTAAGTAAATGGCATCCTCAATCTTGACACGCAGCCCGGTGTACTGGCAGGTGTATAACCCATCCGCATCGGGTGCGTTCAAGATTGGCTTACCGCTTGTTGGGTGGCGCTCAGTCATGTGTTCTTCTTTTTCAGGGCGGCTTCCACTGTTCTGGCGAACTCAATCCACTTACTGCCATAGACATTGTTTACATCAAACAAATCCAAGACCTCTTCTGGTGTCAGTCCTACCCACGGGCGTTTGGCATATTCAAGGATGGCGTTTGCAAACAGCACAGGAAAGTCTGCTGCCCCCGTAGATTCCGCAATACCTTCAGCCTTGCCACTCATGTGCAAATAGATGTTGTAAATTTCTTCTTCAGTCATTGTTCTTCTCCTTCAATGGTGTGGCGTGAAGCACGGCCTCAAGATGTTTCGGGTTAATGCTCTCGCCGTGTTCTTGCTTGTACTTATGGTTAAGCTGCCCAAACGAAATCAGTCGGTTGAGTGTTTCCTCCACGGACATGCCAAGGCGCTCATGTAGGGGTTGTTTGTTTTGTTTCATGGTTGCGCTCCTTTAGTTCGGTGTAGAACTCTCCCCAATATTTCGCCATGTCTTCGGGGGCTGATCCTGTCCTGTACCCTGCATCGACGACTGCCATGATCCCGCGCCAGAACGCTGCTTGCTCCTTCTCAGGTAGTGCTTTTATCCGCGCTACGAACGCTGCCCTTTTTGCTTCATAAGTCATGTGTTGCGCTCCTCCAAAATATTTTGAGCCACGTACATCCCAGCGTGAAATGCTAGCTTCATTTTTGACGCAATCATGGCGGACTCTCTGTTTACATCCTCATCCGTCAGCCCTACCCACTGGCGCTGTGGTGGGGCGGTGTACAAGGGGTAAGCAACACAAGTTCCGCCAATGCGTTTTGCTTTTGATTTTGCGTCAAGTTCTGCAAATTCTCCGCGAATCATTTGTGTAATCCCTTGTACAGCCCACGCCACCGGTTCCTGAGATGGCTGCTCCAGTGCGGCTTGCAGGGCGGTGATGGCTTCTTGTGTTGCTTTTTGACCGCGAAAGCTGTCAACAAAAATCGCTGCTGATTTCAAAGCCTCCAACGCCTGCTGCGCGGCTTGTCTTAGGTCAGTCATGTGTTTTTCTCCTTTAGTTTGGCGTCATCAAAATCAAACCACTCATATATTTCAGTAAGCACTTCATTAACGATTGACTGATTGATGTCCGATTCACTTGGCGCACTGTCGTGCTTGTATGCTCTTTTGTGCCCCAAAACTACTCCGTCGAGGATGCACTTTTCAAGTAGTTGTGTGAATTTTGGTGTCATGTGTTGCGCTCCTCAATTTTGTCCAAGGCAGTCTCAATGCTGGCTCGTACTCCAAGACCCATCTCGTATATTTCAGTAATCTCCTCATCCGTCAGACCCGCCCATTTGCGTTGTGCTGCCTTGCCATCGGCAAACCCCCTCTGGTACACGATCAACAGCATGTCTGGCTCATCTTGCAGCTTGTCCCGTTCTGCTTGGCGCTGTGTGAAAATCACTTGCATTTCCTCCTGCACCTTGGCCTGCGCGGCTTGGCGCTTTGAATCAAATCCTGTCATGTGTTTCCCCTTGCAAGGATGGCTTCGGCAATAAACTCAGCTACGGCATCCTCCGGGTCAAACAAACCCACAACCAACTTCGCGCAAGCCTCGCGTTCTGCCTCAGCACAGGCTTTGCCCCATGCCAACATTTGTTCGGTGGTGTAGTGCCCTAGTGTTGGGTATTTGTTGATTAAATTTGGTTCAGGTAGTTTCATATCACATACCCCACAACAAAGCCAATCACCAAGATCACACACACGACCGCGATGGCAACGGCAGTGTCACCCCAGCCCCACGCAAAAAGGTCTTCTACTTCATCGTCTTTCATTTCTTTGCTCCTATTACCGCCAATGCAATTGCTTTCTGTGGGATGTCTGCCACATTGTCTTTGTAGGTAAAAACATTCCAGCCGCGCTCTTCGGCGATCCTGAGCCGATAGGGAAACATGTCATACCTCTCCGCAATCGGGCCGATCACTTGCCAAAACTTATAAGAAAACAGCCTATGACAGCGCCGCCCAGCAATGGCAACAGACAGACCAATGTAGCTTTGACCTTCGTATTCAAGGATTTGATCCGGCTTCCAACCGATAGCCAGCGCAAGGGCTTTGCTTATTTCAATGTCAGTCATTTGTCGCTCCTACTTGGCAGCAGCATCGCGTCGATGTGTGCCTGTGCTGCTTCGCGGGTTAAGTGAATCAGGCCGAGGGAGAGCCAGTGCAATTCAGTTGTATCAGCAGTCCATAGACCGCTTTTAACGTAGTGTAGTGTAGGGTCAGCCAACCAATAAGTTTGTTCATCTGTCAAAGACTCACGCACCGGAACCGGCACATACACGCCGTTGACGACGATGAATTTTGGCTCGGCGGGTTTGAAGCGGTATTGGCAAGCCGGGTGCCAATCTGGGGATTGCACAACGAACCAACGCTTTACTGTACTGGAATACTCTTCAACCACCCGGCTGGGGTCTTTAGCCCACTCCACAATCATGTCATGGTGTACGTGTTTCATTTCATCACCCCCACAATAAACCCCATCACAAGGCCACCCACAGTGCACACCGCCACAAGCGCAGCGGCTTGGATCAAGGTAATTGTGAACTCTGACCACGCTTCGCGGTCTTTGTCTTCGTCGTTCATTTGGTTGCTCCTTTATCTGTCGTTGAACCAAGCCGCCAAGATGCCTATCGCAAAGCCAATCAGCATCGTAAAAGCCATCTCAAGGCGCACGGTCTTGAATACTTCTGTGTACGCCATACACAGTTCAGGGATTGTTGTCATTTCGCTTCTCCTTCTGCTTTGGCTATGGCCGCACGGGCATTCACATCAGCATCTACTGCATCGTTGTGTAAACGGCCAAATACATCACCTTCAAAGTTCCACGCTTTATCAAGGACCGGCAATAATGCTGTCAACGCCGCCAGCAGTTCCTGATTCACCTCATGGAGTCGGCGTAGTTCGGCGGCGGCTTTGTGGCAATGCCATGCGTAACCGCTACGCAAGCTGTAGCTGCTCATCTTGTCAGCTAACCGCAAGGCTTCTGGTTGTGTCATGCTTCCCTCGCTTTCAGCATTGCGTCTGCCCGTGCGTAACACCACTGTGCGGCGTCTGAATTGTTATTTAATGGGCATTTGTTGATCGCCTGCCCCGCAAAGTAATCGCGCAGGGTCATGCCATTTGATGTGATTGGCTTGGTGGTAATCCCCCCGTTCGGGGAGTGCTGAACCAAATCAGCAACGTGTGGAAACGCTGGGCCTCCTGTGTTGTTCATAGCGGACTCTCCTCATGGTTTGCAGGGTTGAATGGCATCGGCGGTACAGGCCGGTTTGGTGGTAGTTCAGTAGGGAAGGGCCAGATGTTCATTCCCATGCTCCTTCTTCAAATTCGTTTACATGTTCAAGTGCAAAGATCATTAGCTGTTTGACCACGCCCGGTGTAATCTTTACGGTTGACCCTTCTCCGTCAACAAACCTGATCCAATCACCATAGACCTGCATCTTGCGTATGTCGCCGGGGTCAATTTCTGCCCCATCTGAGTTGATGTTCATGCTGTCACCTCCTGCACTGCCTTCGCGGCCTTCTTCTTGGCGTAGTGCGCCCGGGCATATGCCCGCCGTTGCTCCCTGATCTTCTCGGTTACGTACGGCTTGCGCTTCTTGGTCGATGCCTTGGCTTCGGCCTTTACTTTTGGTTCTGCCTTGACTACCGTTGTTTGCAAAGATGCGAGCCATTGTGTCTGGTCGCGCAGCAAACCCCGCATGTTGTCGATGGCAATGTCGGCGCGAGCCCGGGCGGCTTCCAATGCGCTGATACGTTTGAAGACGTTGAAGATGTTTAGGTTTGTCATAGTAGTTATCTAACGGTTAGATGCGGTTGTGAAGAACGTCGGAAAGATCGGGCGGAGTCCAGCCCTCGGGTTTAAGGATTTTGCCGTCATCGCGCTTACGCACGTACCCTGTGCTTGGGTCAATCTTGGCAAAGTTAGAGCGCATGACTTCCTGCCAGCCCTCCACCATAGGGAATCCGCGTGATAGGCCGAAGCCTATGCACACGACAATGATGTCAAGAATAGCGTCAAACTGCTCAACCTCATCATCCGTCTCGATGGCGGTATCCAACTCCTTTA